CAAGCGCCACCTTGAATCGCACTGTTACGGCCCTGAATGACACGGTCTTCGGCAACACTTCCAACACTTTCACGGCTGGTCTTGAGGATAATGAATGTACCCTGACCCTGTTTTTGAGCTACGAAGCAAGCGCCACTTATGCAACTCTTGCTCCACTCGTCGGCACCAAGACAACTGTCATTGTCAAACCAACTTCGGCAGTGGACTCGGCAACTAACCCGGGCTTTACACTCACCAACTGCTATCTCGAGACGCTCCCAGTGATCTCGGCTTCGCTCGGTGAGCTGCAATCGATTGACATCACTCTCATGGGTGGCGTCTTCTCCGCTGACACTACCAACCCATAATCTTCGGCCTTCCTTGGCCCGACGAAAGGAAACAAAATGAAGATCAAACTCACGCTCACACGCGGAGACAAAAAAGAATTACTTATCACAAACCTCTTCGCAATCTCTGAATGGGAACGCCTAGAGAATCGTCGAGCGTCCGACGGTCGCGGAATCGGCGTATCAGATATGGCTTGTTGGGCGCACATCATGCTCGGCATCAAAGGCGAGACTCTTCCTGCTACTTGGCGCGAATGGTTGAAACAGAATCCAGATATTGAAATCAGTGGAGAAGACTCAACAGACCCAAACCCTACGGACGCGGCTACAGGCGACAACTCGCCGAACTTGTAGTCGCGACAGGGTGGGCTCCCACTTTCTACGCTGACACCTTCGACACGCGAGACTTAAGTACCATTGTCGCAGTGCTAGAAAAACAAAACAAAAAGAGGTGACATGGCTGACGGCATTGAAACTCGGATAGAAGTCTACGGTCTAAAAGAAGCGCTTAAAGAGCTAAACAAAATTGATAAGTCTTTACGGCGCGAGATCACTAAAGATTACAAAAAGATTACAGCTGGTCTAGTTGCCGATATTGAGTCCGCCATACCGCTTAATTATCCTTTGTCAGGCTGGGAACGATCTTGGTCTTTGCGCGGCTCTTATCAGGTCTTCCCTTGGCCTACCGAGCACAAAGTCAAGGCATACATCAACACCAAGCCGCCGAAAGAGTTCCGATCTAACACGGTGAACCTCACGACCTTTGCAATTAAATGGACTGGCGCGGCTGCTTCATTCTTTGACTTCTCAACAAGTAATCGCATGGGCGCCGCACTAACAGCCAAGTACGGAGATTCATCGAGAGTAGTATGGCGTCAATATGAAGCCCACAAAGAAGATCTCAACAGCGCTATGGAGCAGTTAGTGGATCGCGTCGGTAAAGCCGTCGGACAGAACTTGAAAGCACAATAGTTATGGCTGTAATACTTCCAATCATCAGCGAGTTCAACGCCAAAGGAACCCAGAAGGCGATCAAAGAGTTCCAAAAACTTGAGGGCGCCTCTGCTAAAGCACAGTTCGCTATTAAAAAAGCCGCAGTCCCGGCAGCAGCCGCGATCGCAGGCATAGCCACAGCTCTCACACTTGCCACCAAAGCGGCAATGGAAGACGAAGCCGAGCAAGCACAACTGGCGCTAACTCTGCAAAATGTTACTGACGCATCGGACGCACAAGTCAAAGCAACAGAAGATCAGATCAGCGCAATGAGTCGAGCGTCGGGTATTGCCGACACGGACTACCGAAAAGCCTTAGAAGCGCTTGTGCGCGGTACTAAAGATGTCGGCGTTGCCATGAACGACATGAACCTTGTCATGGACATCAGCACCGCTACAGGAACCGACAGCGCTACGGTCGCAGACGCATTGGCTAAGGCATACCAAGGAAACTTCAAAGCATTGCGAACCTTGTCCCCAGAAATGGCAACCATGATTAAAGAAGGTGCAAGCCTTGAAGAAGTTATGGCTGTCCTCGGTGGTACTTTCGGTGGTGCAACGGCGGCGGCAGCGGACACGGCAGCAGGCAAGTTTGCAATCCTTAAAAATCAGTTAGACGAAACTAAAGAATCAATCGGCGCGGCGTTACTTCCAGTAGTTGAGGCCGTCTTGCCGTACCTAGAAAAGTTCGCTAATTGGGCACAAGACAACCCAGAAGCGTTCTTGTTTATGGCTACCGCTATCGGTCTAGTCGCCGCTGCAATCGTGGCAACTAATATCGCTATGGCACTTAACCCATTTAGCCTTATCGCGATTGGCGTCGGCTTGCTTGTCGCTGGTTTGGTTATTGCTTATAAAAAGTTTGAATGGTTTAGCACAGGCGTTAAGGCTGTCGTGAACGGCATCATCGGCGTATTCGAGATATGGGCGAACAGTTGGATCAAAGTCATCAACGCAATTATCAAGGGCTACAACGCGCTTCCTTTGTTGCCTGACATTGGTTTCATTAGCGAAATCAAAATCGGCAGAGTTGGCGGAGACGAAGCAACCAAAAGCGGCGGAATGAACATCCCTAAAATGGCTAACGGCGGCATCGTTACTGGCGGCGCAACTTTGGCAATAATTGGCGAAAAAGGGCCCGAAGCAGTGGTGCCCCTCAACGGACGCAATAGCGGAATGGGCAACTACACGATCAACATCAACGGCGGTCTCGGCTCAAGCGCAGAGATCGGCACAGCTGTCGTAAACGCGATTAGAGCATTTAACAGACAGAATGGCCCAGCCAACATTGCGGTCGCGTAATGGCAGGCGTAGCAGTAGTCGGATCAGGTAACTACGACCTCGAGATAGATACAGGATACAACTGGAACGCCTTCACATTGGACGACGATCCAAAAGGCACACTTGACTCCACCGACTATGTCTTAGACGGAACCGATCAGTACGCCTCCGTCATGGACGGCACGATCGGTCTTACAGCAAAACGCGGACGCGCTAACACTGGCGACCAGTTCCCATATGGCACGATGAACTTCACATTAAACGACACTTACGCCGACGGAGTGTTCAACCCATTTGACACAAGCAGTCCCTACTACGATCCGAATGATTCTCTACCCGGGCTTGCACCTCTTCGCAAAGTCCGCTTCTCCCGATACGACTCTCTCGGCGTCAAAGAGTATTTGTGGGTCGGCTACATCATCAACTTTGACTACACCTTCACCCTTGGCGGTCTAGACACCGTGAGCGTCACTTGTGCAGACTTCTCTTATCAACTAGGGCAGACTTTCTTGGCTGAATGGAATGTCACAGAGCAGCTTTCAAGCGATCGTTTTGACGACCTGCTAGATCGTCCAGAAGTGGATTATCAGGGCACACGAAGCATTGAGACAGGTGTAGCGACCCTTGGCGGTGCAGCTGCTTACACGGTCGCCAACGGCACCTCGGTCGCAGGGTACGCCAACAAGATCATGGAAGCCGAGCAAGGCAGAATTTTTGTAGATCGTGAAGGCACAATCACCTTCCAGAAGCGCATCGGACAAGTCTTAGGCGTCCCTGTTGCAGAGTTCCACGACACAAACCCACCAACCAAGATCGGCTACTCGGCAATTGACATTGCCTTTCAAGCGGACACAGTTGTCAATCGTGCATCAGTTGCACACGCTGGAGCATCGTCGCCAGAAGTCGCCGAAGACCTGACCTCTCAAGCGACCTATCTAATCCAAACAACCTCGATCACGGACTCGCTAGTTCATAACGACGCCGCAGCTCTCACACTTGCCGAATACCTTCTTAACGCTAATCCAGAAGCACGCTTCAACTCAATCGGCACCGAGTTCCCCGGCACACCTGCCCTTGACCAAGACACACTTGCCCTGCTTGATGTAGGCGATGTAATAAATGTTGAAAAGTCAATCACCACTTCGGAAGGCCCAACCCAATTCGCCCAAAACTTGACGATTGAAGGATTGGAGCATCGGCTTACTTTGTCGGCTGGGCACGCTGTCACCTACTTTACGGCACCAACCACGATCGTCTATGAGCTGATACTTGACGACGCTGTATATGGCACACTTGACGAAGACAATGTCCTAGGATAAGGAGCACTATGGCTACACCGACCGCACTTCCAGCAACCTTCGTCGCAGGCAATATTCTTGAGGCGTCACAACTAAATAATCTGCGCGGCGCGTTCCGAGTTTTGCAAGTAGTGAACGCTTCCACGACAACAGAAATTGTTAATAACACAACCACATACGCTGACACAACGCTTACAGCAACTATCACACCAAGTTCCACAAGTAGCAAAATTCTTGTTTTAGTTAGTCAAAACGGTGTTGCTAAAGACGGTAACACTTCGGTCACTTTGAGGTTGATGCGAGGTGCAACAGCGATTTCCACAATGGGCGTAAATGTCGGCTTGACTGCTACTACAGCTGTAAACAACATTGGTGGAGTATCGCAATGCTATTTAGATAGTCCTGCAACAGTTGCCGCGACTACATATAAAACCCAATTCATTAGTTCCGCAAACATCGCTTCGGCTGTAGTCCAATACGCTTCGCCAATGTCCACAATTACCTTGCTAGAAATTAGCGCATAATTACAGATTATGAAACCGCGCTTACTGCTGGTTAGCGTCGTGCTTGCGCTTGTCCTGACTGCTTGTGCTGATCGCTACCGCGAAAACTGCAACACCACTAAAGCCAACGGACTACTAGAAAGGCGCTGCCCATGAGCACAGACAAACGCTTATCCAACGAACAAATCAAAGCTCGACTAATCCTGATCGTAGGTATCGGACTTACAGCATCATTCGTCATGGCAATCGCATCACTCATTTTTGGACTGCTATTTGTCGTGCAACCTACCGAACAAAGCCCGAACGACGCAGAAGCATGGGGCGTCTTGTCGCCGATGCTAATGACCCTCGCAGGCGGCCTGATAGGTCTACTCGCAGGCAACGGACTTAAAGACCGACCTAAAGACCCACCAACACTATGAGCGTGATCCCAGCAAACCCGAAGATCGTAAACAGCAAGCCCTACACAGGAAACTCCGACGGAGCCGCAGCTGGCCCACGAAGCGGTACCGATGAATGGATCAGACAGGCCGTTAAATACTCCAACGGTGCTATCTGGAACAACGGATCTTACGGAGTTCGCGACATGAAGGGAACTCCTGGCTCATTATCGGTACACGCCACAGGGCGCGCGTGGGATGCCTCGTACCGCAAAACTGACAAGTACCCAACAGCAAATCGCAAAGGTGCAGTCGCCTTCCTCAACATTGTTATTGCCAACGCGAACGCGCTTGGTCTTGAATGTGTGCTGGATTACTTCCCACAAAAATTCGGGCGCGGCTGGCAGTGCACTCGACAAGCGTGGAGCAATTATTCCAAGCCAACACTCGCGGGAAGCCCCGGTGGAGACTGGCACCATTACGAGATCTCGCCTGCTATGGCAGACTCTCCAGCCCTTGTAAAACAAGCCTTTGAGAGAGTGTTCGGCGAAATCCCCCAATAGCGGATACCGATCGCCTATGGTCGAAGTACCGACGATAGGAGTGAAATCATGACCGAACCAAAAGTCTTTATCTACGAGGTAGGTCGGTGCAACCTTGAAAACGGACAAGAAATCCTTGTCCAGATCTTTAGACACGAAGACACACACAAAATCATTCGCGCCCAGATTGCCTTCCGAACCTTGGCTGGCGACAGTTGGGGCGTGCCAACAGAATTGAGCTTTCAACAATGAACGAAAAAACGATCAAAATCTTTGCTTGGGTAACTTTCGGACTTGCCGCCTTTGTGCTCCTCTGGGACGCTTCCAAGCCGCCTCAAGGCATGTCTAAAGTCAGTGCCTCAACCTCATATCAGACAATCCCATTGACCCCACTGCCGAGCGTAGTAACGCCCCCTGTCACTACTCTCCCAGTCACGACATGCGCGCAAGCTCTCGATCTTGCCTTCAAGGTTGGCTGGTCTGCCGATGAATCTCCAACCCTTTCTCGAGTGCTTTACCGCGAGTCACTTTGCACCGAAAACGCCTACAACCGATACGACACAAACGGCGGCTCCTACGGTCTAATGCAGATCAACGGATTCTGGTGCACCCCTTCGGCATACTGGCCCCAAGGTTGGCTACAAGCGAAAGGAATCCTGTCAGTGTGCGACGAATTGTTTGATCCGAAGATAAACCTCATCGCAGGTCTTGCGATATGGCATAATTCATCTTGGACACCTTGGAACCTTCCACAGTGACCGAACAGCAATATCCCGAAACAGGAATTACAGAGGAGACCCGACAGATGTATCCCGAAACTTACAGCGACAAATACAACAAAGTCTTCAAGCAATTCATAGACGATATTGTGCGTCCGAATCATGTTCCTGCACCAAAACATTCGCACGACATTCTTCTTGATGAGTTGGCGATCATGTACGAAGCAAGCATGGAAGCAGGCGGAGAGCAGGCGCGCTTTAATGCGTCAGTGATTCGAGCCGCGATCAATGTGATCTTGACATGCACAAAATAACTTGTAAGAAGTGTGGACTAGAAATGCACGGCACGCCACACGCCACCAACCCAACCAAGATCCTCTGGTCACATCCTGAACTTAAAGCGTGCAAGAAAGTGAAGCCAATCAAATGAACGACCTACAACTCTTCGCACCTTCACGCGGACTCGGTGCATACCGTGAAGACATCGCCATTGATCGCAATACCGTCATCATCTCACCAAGCGCAAAACCGACCTCGGCAAGCGCAGCTCTAAACGCTTTGCCTAAATCGGGCTCAAAGCGTCGGCGCGTATATGAATACCTCAAGCAAACAGGCGGCGCGACCGATGAAGAGATCGAGCTCGCACTGGGCATCTCGGGCAACACTGTCAGACCCACCCGGGGCTCCCTAGTCAAAGACAAGTTCGTCTACGCCACCGACCTAGAGCGACCAACGCTTGCAGGCAATATGGCGATCGTCTGGAAGGCGCGCTAATGGCACACTTTGACCTATCGCTCTATGAGACCGTTGCACAGCGTCTAGAACGCTTTTGGACTGCCTACCCACAAGGACAAATAGTAACGACCATGATGCACTACGACGCGTCTACGGTCATCTTTAGGTGCGAGACCTTTGACAACGAAGGACGAATCATTGCGCACGGCTGGGCCGAAGAAGTTATGGGCAATTCCCCAGTAAACAAAACATCGTTTCTCGAGAACTGCGAAACATCAGCAATCGGGCGCGCAATCAGCAACGGCCCACTAGGACACACTGGAGAGCGCGCATCAAGTACCGAAATGGAGAAAGTGAACCGCGTAAATAGCACGCCTGCACCTGACACATTCGG